GTAATGGAACACCAGTCGAATGTCCAATGGCTAAGAAAAAGGAAGAATGAAGAAATGGTTTTTACTCTTCCTACTGGCATCACCCACGGTAGCGAGAGCAGAATTAGTCACCCCCAATTTCACGCAGGGGTCGATGAACAGTACAACGACAACGACTCAAGAGATCGTAGAGGAAATAACTACGACAACCTATGGGTCTGCATTAAACAAATGGACTGGGGAAAATATAACCCATACATCAGCCTCATCAGGAGGTATAGCCGACTCAGATTCAATATTCACTTTACACACAGCTGGAGATCCCTTCGAACTAGAAATAGTAACAAGAGCAGCCAGCCAGGTACTGTCAGTAACAGAAATAGAAAGAGAAATCGACACTACTTCTACTACGGTATCCTTGTCAGTCTTCTCTCAATAGCTCCAGTTAGAGCTGAAACAGATAATGTAGCTAATCCAGTAGCTGCTGCAACGGGAAATGTAACCAACCAAGCGGTGCAATTTCAAAACAATGGAGCACCGTCAAGACAGCACTATGGTCCACATATAAGCTGTAATGGAGCTACAATGACATTCTCTCCATTCTATATGGGAAATCATACTAAACCG